TCCCTAAAGGGACCTCGAGGCGACAAATTGATTCCGGTCTGTCTAGAAAACAACTCACCTACTGCCATATGAAAACCTCCATCACTAAGTCCTTTTGGGACAAAATAATGAAAGCGCTCGGGAACGAGTTGAATAACTCGTTCCCTCAGGCGGTAGAAGAGAGGCTCTTTCTCAGCAACTTCGAGCAGGTTATTAGCCAGCCCGTAGAGGTGAGTGATGTGACACATCTTCTTAAGGAAGATGGGCCGGACGTCAACACCGAGGAGATAGTCCTTGCCACAACTTTCACGGAAAAACGTGAAGGGAGAGGTGTAGGTTTTATCCTCATTGACAGCAAAGCCAGCCCAGTTGAGGGCCTCGATTGTGATCGAGGCACTCTGCATGGGGACGATAATATCGTCGCCATAGCAGCTGACACGGGAAGTGTCAGCACCGGACAAAGTGGTAGCAGCCCAGGCGATTGAATAGAAAATCAAGCTTTCCAGCTCGAAAGTATATCCATTGCCCATGCTACTCCACTTCTCGTAACGCCGCCATTCCTTATCGAGTTGGTACTCGGGGGAACGAAGGCAACGGAGCAATGCAACCCAAGAGGGCGGCATAATCCATTCTACGAGAGCTTTTGAGATACAATCGCTAGCACCCGACAAATCAATCGTACTGATTGATCCGTTGAGGGAACCTTCATGAGCAAGACGTTGATTACGGGTTTGATCCCTTAAATCTACGCCCCACTTACGGAGGTATTTAGCTAGAAGCTTACCAACACCGCGCTGAAAAAACGCGTTGAGGTGAGGTTCGACGGCGATTGTACGATCTGTCTTGGCGTCTTTAGGCACCGTGCATAACGTGTTCCCGCGGATCACTTCCACATCACTTTCTGAATGGAAGGCCTGCCAGGTAGGGATTGTGCTTAAAAGCACACCAACCCCAACACGATGCAAGTCTGGTGTTGCCTGCAGTTTACCTGCAAGCTTATGAAAAAGGCTTACTTCTGCACCTTTAACACTGCTCGTTACTCCGGGTCCCCATTGTGCCAATGCGCCAATCGCTTCATAATCGAAGCGAGAAGGTGCATCGCCGATCAGACTCCTGATTTTACCACGTGCAGCGACTAGAACGTCGCCTACGCGCCCGGTGGGGTCAGAAGAATAAATACGGTGATTCGTTTCTCTGCACTTATCCTCGTATTGATGGAATTTCTCCATCGCTACTTGGGTGCAGTTAAACGAAGTCTTCAAGAAATCGGCCTTTCTCAAAAGAGAAACGGCCTGATAATCAAGAAGGAGCGCTTTGGGGTCGGTGTAACAATCCGGGTCTAAGGAAAGACGGGTAATAGCATCGTGGTCGCCTCTTTCGAGGAGATTAAGAAGCTCTTCCCACTTTCCTCCGGAAACCGAAGACATGGAGCGCACCAGACGTGTGATTGCCGAAAACGGCAGGGTCACACGCAAGCCATTCAACAATGGTTTGCTGTTCATTGGTTTGTACTTGTGGGTTTTAACCCATCAAGCCCTCACCTTCGAACATCTTGACGACGTCTGCGTTGTAGACCAAAGATTGCAACTGCGCAATCAGGTCTGCAATTGCAGCGTCGGGTGCCACGTTGTGTCGAAAGAATTCGACAGTAACGTGCGATTCAGGCAGCGTGGCGTTCTTATCCACGCAGCATGAACCGTCCACATCAGCCGGATGCGGTGTGTGCAGACGAAGGGTGACCTTCTGACCGAAGTTTCCGGTGCCAGCAGGACGAACTTGAGCAGTCAAACGCTCACGTTCGGTGATGGCACCGGTTGCCTCACGCCACACGCCCAGGTTGTTAACCAGGGATTGCGGAATGAGGTTGTAAACTTTCGGGGTAGCGCCTGCGCCGTTTAGGGCGATGAGTTGCATGCGAGCCATTAAAGGACTCCGGGAAATCCATCACTTTTTCGATGAAGAAAAAGATTGACGCAGAAGTGCGCCGATGGTGGTTATTTGAAAAGTGTTCAAGCTTGACGCAAGGCCCAACATCTTCGCTGCTTCTACCATAGATGGTAGGGCAGGGATCCGATGGGTATTAACGTACAAGTCACATACCTGACCGTTTAGGTTAGATATGTTGGCTTGAACAATGCCATGCGTGTAAGAGCCACGAAGGTCAGAGATCCCAGCATCGTAAGTAAGTAGATTAAGAATCTTGCCAATAGGCGCGAAATAATCTACCACGAACGAGACGGGGAGCTTCTGCCAAAGTATCGACGCAGGATTCGCCAAACCGTATGCTTGCAAAGATGCAGCATTCTTATTGGTGATCCGGCCTCTGATGCGTCCTGTTGCTAACCCTCCTTCCGACAAAAGCTGATCGAGATCAGATTTTGAAGGGGCGGAGCGCGAGTGACTAGGACGACGGCCGCTCATTGACGAAAGTTTTGAACCTTCCGTCAACAAGCCCTTGTGATACGATTCAACTGCACCGTAAATATCAGAAACTAACGGTGCCCAACCGAATTGAAGCTCGAGCCATCCATTGGCAAGTTCTTTCCCTTTTGCAAGGGACTTGACTCTGGATGACATCTTAAGTGTGGGATCAACGTTAAGTTGCTTCCACACCTCCGGAAAATTTCTCCGTTTAAGATTTTGAGCCACGTTAAGCAATTGCTTACCGCGGGACGAAACGAGCGACACGGTCTCCTTTAATTCGAACAGCGACTCACCTAAATCCATAGGACTATCAGTAAGCTTATTCGAAGCGTTTAGCAACGCCATATAACCTTGCGACGGTGAAGTCACAACGTTTTTTGGTGTTACCCCGCCGATCACTCTGGACACATAAAATATGGGGCCAGAGTAACCACGGACAACATTAGGATCAATCCCAATACGTATAATCGTCTTATCCTGCCATTGGCGGGTAAATTCGAAACGCGTATCGGAAAGGGGAGAGGGTTTAGGCCTATTCCTTTCAGCAATAGACCAAGCACTATTTACACAATTTACTGGCTCGCTTCTGTAATAAGAACCCCAAATGTAGCTATCTAACGCTTCAGTGGAGTTCCGATTATAGAGCGTCTTAGTAGTTGTTGCCATAGTGTCCCTCGACCGATGGTTGAGTTGAAGCGTGGAAACACGCGACTTGCCAAAC